CCCGCTCGGTCGGGTTGATCGCCTCCTCGCGCACGCGGCGCCGCATCGCCAAGACCAGATCACGCAGCACGCGCTTCGCCGCCTTCGCCATCTTGGCCTCCTCGGCCTGGATGCTGCGGTCCCAGTCCTCCCACGCGCGGAGCTTGGCCTCGTCGCCCTCGAGGGCCTTCGTGCTGCCCGCCACGCTGCGAGACTTGCCAGGGTCGAAGGCCCAGTTCTTCAGCGAGATATCCCGCTTCGACGGGCAGTCCCCGACAGGCTCGCCCTGCTCCATGTTCTTCATCCGAGCGATGAATGAGATGGCGCGGTTCGCAGCGCGGACGTGCGTGCCGTCCCAGTCCGCTTTCTTCGTCTCGAGCAGGCGCAGGTTGCGGTCGATCACGGCGGTCGGGTTCTGCGATGCCTTGCGGCTGCACTCCGTCTCCCGCCACGCCTTGAGGTCGGACGCGCTCATGTTGACGGAGGCCCGCCACTTGGCGAACACCTCGTCGAGCTCCTCGGGGTCCACGGCCTTGTCCACGATGCCGCGCACCTCGTCCTCGGACGGGATCGAGCCTGGGGCCACTTCAGCGAGGATCCGCTCGGCTCGAGCCTGATCGAACGGGAAGGCTGCGATGATGAGCTGGATCACCGTGTCCTTCGGGAGTCGCCCGCTGGCGTACTGCTCGATCAGGTTCAGCAGGCTCTGAATCTGGGCGCCGTTGAGCGACACGCTGGGATCCGCTGTGGCCTCCATGCCCTCCGCTGGCGCGGCCTCCGACGACGGCTCGTCGCCGTCCACAGGCTCCGCTGCGGGAGCCTCCCCGAAGACAGGGACCTGGCTGACGGGCATGTACGCCTGATCGACGTGCTCAAGGTCCGTGTCGTCGAGGTCCATTCCGGCGAGGTCTGCCGCCTCGCGGAAGGTGCGACCGCCCTGGGCGAAGAGCTTCAGCGCCCGCTCCACCTTCGAGTCCTCGTCCTCGCGCAGCGCCCCGACGCCGCTCGTGTCGAAGCTGACGCGGTACATCTGCTCCGGCCCCATCAGCCGCCGCACGAACTTCGTCTGGAGCTCGTCGGCCAGGAAGTCGAGGAATGGGGTCACGGTGACCTCCCAGAACGAGCGGAACGCGCTCTGGCTCGAGGCGTAGTTCAGGCCCTCGGTCAGCCCGATAATGGGCTTCGTGACGCCGAACACGCTCATGATGGTCTCGCGGTTCCAGGCTCGCATCGCCTCGAACTCCATCTCGTGGGGCGAGAACCCGATCTCCTCGTAGGTCGTTCCCTGGGGCAGCACGGCGGTCTTCCGGTGCTGGTCAGGCCGCTCGTGGGCCTCTCTCCACGCCGCCGCGATGGCGCGGCTGTCGGCATCGGTCAGGTGGCCCTCGACGCTTAGAACGCCTCCTGGGCTCCCTCCGTTGGAGAGCAGCGCCTCGTCGTAGCGGTCGAGCACGAAGTCCTTCGCCGCCGTCCGGTACGCGGCCTGCATCGGCCCCATGCCCCGGAGCGGGTTGTACGGGTTCGACTGCGCGATCTGGATCACAGAGCGGTGGTCGAGCTCCACGCTCCCCGCCTTCGTCGCCATGCGCCACGCTCGAGGGAGCTGGGTCTTGTCGTCGATGATCTCCTCGAGGAGATCCCCTCGGACGGGCCAGAGCTCGTCCGGCACGCGGATCCGGTCCTGGGGCTGGATCGGGCGGATGACCCCGTTCTCCTTCGTCATCATGATGAGGAAGGTCTCGCCGTAGAGGCTCTGGGTCTGGCTGATCGACTCGAGCCACTTGCGCTGGCTCATCAGCGCGTTCGGCATCGCGAGCAGGTCCACGAGGGGGCCGCTCTCCACGGGCTCCATCTCGCCGTCCGAGGTCTGGCGCTGGACGACCAGGGGCACGCTCGAGACCGCTCGGGCGATCGCGGAGACGCAGGCGTTGACCCAAGGGTGCTGGGCGTAGGGCCGCGTCAGGGTCGCGTCCCCGGCGAGCTGCATCATGAACCGATAGCCGTACCGCCCCGCGTCGGTGTCGCTGTAGAGCTTCGACGTTTGGAATCCGGACGAGGTTCTCGCGAAGGGCGAGGTCTCGTCCTGGCGGCTGGTCTGGGCGGTGCGTTGGACGCTCACCCCCCTATTGTGGACGAGGTGCGGACCTCGAACCAGCGCGGTGTCAAGCGGATTCCCTAGATGTAGGGATCGCCCGCTGAAGGGGGTCAATGGGTCGTACTAATGGCGCGACCCAATGACCCCCATAGATTCGACCCTACCTCGGCCCGCCCCGCCGCTTGATCGCCGCCGCCGTCATCGCTCGGTTCTCGATCGCGATCTGATCCGCGTCCACCTCCAAGGTGATCCACATCATTTCGCAGTCCAGGCACACGCGCTGGCGCTTCACGCTCCCGCCGCTGTCGATCGAGCGGGTATCACGCACGCGGATGCGCGTGCTCGCGCACTTCGGACACTTCATTCGGTTCGTCTCCTCCCTCAGCGCACGCCGAGGGCTTTATGAGTCTGAAAACTCAGGCGCCAGGATGGGTTGAATTGGCACCACTCGACGCACCACGCGGTCGAGCCTACAGCGCCGTCCATCGGCTGGATGGACCTGTGCGTGAAGTCAAGCCCCGCGAGGGCCTCGAGGTTGATCCCTTCTTGGGGCATGACCACCTTCAGCTCGTTGCCTTCCGTGATCACAAGCCGCTGTCCGGCTTTTGGGCTAACGCAGATCCAGTCGAGCCCCGCAGGCAGCGCCCTCGTGCCGTTCGTCTCGATCGCGAGGGTGGCGCCGTGCTGCTTGCACGCTGCGACGAGCTGCGCGTCCAGTTGCAGCGCAGGCTCCCCGCCCGTGAACACAAAGAACGGGGGGAGATCGTGCTGCCACATGGATGCGAGGTGCGTTGCCAGCTCTCCAGCCTCAGCGAAGACTCCCCCACCATCGCCATCCGTGCCCACGAAGTCGGTGTCGCAGAACTGACACGCCGCCGAAGTTCGATCCTCTCCGCGCCCGGTCCACAGGTTGCATCCCGTGAATCGGCAGAACACCGCTGCGCGACCCGCGTGGAAGCCTTCCCCCTGGAGCGTCAGGAACGCTTCCTTCACTGTGTAGGTCATGCCGTGAAAAGGGGCTCGCGGGTCATATCGTAATGCTGGACGGCTCTGCCCCGCGACTGGCGCTCGAGGAAGAGCCGCAGACCCTCGGTCTGCACAGGGTCGCCTCTGAACCATCCCGTGCCGTCGCACGACTCGACGCCAAGAGCCGCGCAGCGATACAGCGCCTCCGGCCTGTTGCAGCGCCCAACATGAACCCGAGGATGTGCCGCGCACCAGCCGGGGAGGCTCTCCCACTTCCATCGCGTTGAGCCTCCGACGAAGATCACGTCGGGCTCCAGCTTGAGTTCGCGCACATCGCTCGGGCGCATCCCGTCCTGCACGGCAAGAGCAAGCCGGAAGCCAAACCGATCGCGCACTCCCGCCGCCTCGCGCTGCCACTTCTCCAGCGTCGCCTTCGCGTCCCCCACCACGTCTGGCACAACGACCCAGAGCGGGTCGATCGACTGAGCTGCGGCCCACTCCAGCAGGTCCGTAAACGCCTCCGCGTCGAAATCATCGCCCCTCGAGAACGCGCCGAAGGCCCCGTTATCCAGCGCATACGGGAGATGCCTGTAAGGCCCACGCTCCCCGCCTGGGGCGTAGAGGTGGCCGAGCCCTCCGTACTTCCCCTGCCAGTAGTGGACCTCGGCCTTGCAGTTGTTGGACGGCATGACGATCACAGGCTGGCCTCCGCGTAGGCGTCCGGCTGACTGCTCACTCGCACGCGGAGGGCCTTCGCCTCTTTATGCTCCTTGAGCAACTCTTCCTTGAGGCGGTCGAGAATGAACCACGCCAGCATTTCCATCGTCACAGGGTCATCGAAAACAAGAGCGCCGTCGATCTGGGCACCTTCCACATCCGCCCGGCAAGCGAGCGTCCGGTGGTCGAGCTCGCCGTGAACCTCCGACCAGATTCGGCGCATGACATCCAGCGGCGCTACCTGCCACGTCGGGCGGCGAAGGCACGCAGTCAGCTCGACGTGGTATGTGTGCCCATGCCATCGCTCGTATTCCGGCGAGTCTGCGGGGACCATCCGATGGGCCGCATCGAAGTGGCCTCGAATGGTCAGCGTCGTCAAAGGGTCGTCCATCGTGGTGAGGGTTCTCAAGGAACGTGCCTCCACGTCTGGCGCGTGACGACGTAGTGGATGGCGACGTGGCTCACGCCGTACTTCTCGCCCAGGGCGGCAAGGGTTGCGCCCTTCGCAGCCTGATTCCGGATCGCGCGGACCTGGCGGGCCGTGAGGCGAGCCATGCCGTTCTTCTCGCCTTTGCGGTTCTCGAGCTTCATGCGGTCACCTCGAGGAAGGCCCCGACGAACTCTGCGGCCACTTGGGGAACAATGGCGTTGCCATACCCGCGCAATCGTCCCACACGGTCGGGAGCCCCATGAGCCAACGGGAATGTGCCGGGTTCAATCGGGCGCCATCGGGCACCGCCAGGGTCGTCGCAGAGAGCCCAGTCCGGACAATCCCATATCGACTGGATCCCGATCTCGGGATCGTGAGCCCCGCCTGCAACGCAATCGTCTGCCCGTAGCCGTTCCCGTTCCCGAGACGTTCCTTCCCCCTCCTGCGCCGCTTGAGCTCGTTCTCCACGTTCTCCCCGTAGGTGTTTGCCGCTGGAGTCGCCCACGCGCAGTGGCGCCCCGCATCCACTAGGCTCGTCCCTGCGTGCCCCTTGATCATGTACGCGCTCCGAGCGTTCTCCGAGCAGTCCCTTCTCGTCGTCGTCGGCCAGCCGCAGAGGTCGGCCTGTCTCGGCACCACGTCCGCCACTCCTCGGTTCCGCTCGGTCCCCACATCCTTGTGATCCCGCGAGACCGGAGTGACCCAAGCGGCTTCCGACGAAGAAAAGTCGCTGCCGCCTGTGCGGAGCGCCGACGCTCGCAGCGCAGGTATCGAGTGCCCCGCAGGCGTATCCCTCTCCTTCCAAGTCAGAGCGAACAACGTCGAACCACGCGAGCCCGTCCTTGCTCGAAACCTGCTCGCCAAAGACGACGTGAGGTCGATGGTGGCGGATGAGGGAGGCGAACACAGGCCAGAGGTGGCGCTCGTCGTCGAGCCCTCTCCCTTGTCCTGCGTCGCTGAACGGTTGGCACGGGCACGAGCCCGTCCAGACTGGGCGGTCGTCGGGCCATCCAGCGAGCCGAAGAGCGTAGCTCCAGGCTCCGATGCCTGCGAAGAAGTGGATTTGCGTGTACCCATCGAGTTCCTCCGGCTTGATCTTTTCAATGCTTCGACTGTCCACGACGCCTGGAGCGATGTGCCCCGCGTCGATTAGGTTCCGCAGCCACTGCGCTGCGAATGGGTCGATCTCGTTGTAGAAGGCAGTCATCCCAGCAGCCTTACAAATTCCGGCACGGATTCCCATCAAATAAAGAACGGCACGCGCCTCGAGCTGCCCCTCGAGAAGGAAAGGACCCACGCATCCGCGAAGTCCGGCGAGCGGCCATCCATCCTCGAGCGGATCTTCTCCTTCGGCTCGATGCGGAGCTGCCCGTTCCCGCTGAACTCGTACTGGATCAGGTTGCACTCGCGCCAGATCGTTCGGCGGTACGCCTCGGGCACCGATGCTAGGCCCTGGTCCAGGGCGCAGCGTGCGGCCCAGTAGAGCTCGCTGCGGCGGTTCTGCACCTTGACCTCGGAGCCGATCGTCTCCGTCCAGTCCCCCACGGGCCTCGCTCCGAAGTCCACCCCCTCCACGTTGTAACCCTGCTCGCGGAGCCGATCGACGACACCCGCGCCCAAGCCGATCACGTCGATGTGGACGTTCTGCCAGGGCACGTCGCGCTGCTTCGCGTACTCCGCGATCCGAGCCGCCGTCTCCATCAGGTCGCGGTTCTGCCAGCTCTGGGCGTCCTCCACGCGACCGTTCCGGGTGAACACGAGCGTGTTCGAGTCCCCCTGCCCTCGAGCGATGTCCGCGCCGATGTGGAGCCCCTCCACGTCCGGGTGCTCGTCCGCAGCGGCCTCAAAGCTCGAGAGCGGGAAGATCAGGAAGTCCCCGCCCACCTTCGGGAACTCGCCCAGCACGCGGACCTGATACTGGGCCGACTCCTCGCCCCAATACTTGCGCTGGTCGTCGATCCAGGCCCGCTCGATGAACGGCACATCGAACGCGCTGATGCTGTGACGGTGCCAGTTGCCGCGCTGGCTGATCTGGAAGAACTCCCCGTCCGGTCGGTTCGGGTTCCCGAGGACAAGCCAGTAGCAGCGCCCGACGTTCATGTAGCCGCGCATCGCGTTGAACACCCAATCCTCGACCGCGCTGGCCTCGTCGATCACGGCGAGCAAGTCGCCATAGCCGTCTTCGGTGCCGCGTCCCATGAGCGCGTGATGCCCTTGGAGCGTCGTCTCGTCGTTCGTCGAGAGGCCCAGGGCGAACCACTCCGGCGAGAGGTTCCACTGCTGCGTGAGCGGCCCAGGGCCAGGGAGCTCGCGGCTCGAGGTCTCGTAGGCCGATCGTATCTTCCGCCACAGGAGCCGGACCTGCCCGCCCGTGCCCGCCGTCGTGATCACTCGAGCGTTCCTCCTCGAGGCCATGAACCACAGGATCAGCTCGCTCGCCAGGGTGCTCTTGCCCGCGCCGTTGCAGGTGTACGCGACCACCTGCCTGAAGCCCTCCGGGTTCGCGAGGTCTTCCGCGATCTCGGCCTGCTTGCTCCAGGGCTCGAAGCCGCGCACGTCGCGCATGAAGCCCACGGGGTCGTGGACGTACTTCGAGAAGGGGGCCGGCTGGGGCCGCGTGTCCACGGTCCCAAGGCGCTCGCGGAGCTTACTGCTCGCTGAGGCCCAAGGCCCCGGCGCAAACCTCTCGGTCCGTCCGGCCCAAAATCCTACGGGCTGCATCCTTGTCCACCTCCTCCTCGATGATGTCGGCCATGCGGAACATGAGCTGGATGAACTCCTCCGGGGAGATCGACCGAGCCGCCGTCATCGCCGTCTGCCAGTAGCGGTTCTGGCTCTTATTCATCAGGTCCGCAGCGTTGCCCAGGGCCGTCAGGGCGCGGGACTCCTCGACGCCCTTCATCACGAAGCCACGCAAGCTGTCGAGCTCGCGCAGCGTGGCGTCGTGGTCCGTGTGGACAAGCTCGAGCACGCGCATCACGCGCTTCTTCACGTCCTCGCGGAACTCCGGGGAGTCCCGATCCTCGAGGAGCTCGTTGAGCCGCGCGAGCGTGTATTCCTGCACCGCGATCGTGCGGCGCGGGTCCAGCAGCGCAGGGTCCTCGAGGCGGTCCCCGATGTCCGCGTCCAGCTTCGCCAGGGCCTTGCTGTGTCGGCCATGACGGAAGCTCGGCGCGTTGATCCCAGAGAGCGACTTGCCTCCGTGATTGTTGCAGCGACCATTCGCCATCGCAGGCTTCGCGCAGATACCGCCTGCGCGAGTCTTCGCTCCACAGATCCCCAGCGGCGTTGACCCGTCGTCTTCGCCGCTTCGATTCATGGGGCTGTTCCCCTCGAGCGTCATTCGGCGCTCGCTGTCGGTTGGATGTGCAGGTGCTCGATCGACTGGATGACACCTCGAGGGATCACGTTCACGTTGCCGAAGTGGCCCTCCCTCGAGGCGTCCATCGTCGCGGCCACCACGATGAAGTCGTCCTCCGCGCTCACGATCTGCCCCACCGTCACCATCTCCGCAGGCCGCAGCTCGTCGATCTCCTCGCGGCTGATCCACGGCGCCTCGACGCCCACGATGTCGGTCCAGCGGACGATGACCCACAGCGGGGCGCTCATCGAAGGTTCTCCCACCATCCGATGATCCCCATCCCCACCAGGGTCAGGGCCAAAGCGCCGATTGCGACGAGGATGATCTCCATCAGAGGGGGAGGCCCGTCCTGCCGTTGATCGCGATCTCGCCGCCAGGGCAGTCGATCTCGTGCGTCACGCCCACCTGATTCCCCGCGCTGTCCGGCGCGAGCAGCACCTTGAGCTTCACTCCACGCGAGCGACAGTTGCGGAACCGAATCACCTTCGTCTTCGTGCCGTTGAGGTTGCCGTAATCCTTGTCGATCGTGATGAACGGAAGGGCGTGCTCCCGCGCGATGAACGCGCAGTCCTCGAACACGACCTCATCGACGGAGCGGATCGACGCGATCGAGCGGTCCCCTGCCGTGAAGTCGAAGAGGCAGTTCTTCAGGAACACCTCCCGCATCATGTTCTGGCCGTCCAAGGGCGCGTTGCCCTGCGAAGGAGTCACGACGAGCCCGCCTGTGCTCCGCTTGCCGTCCTGCCGAGGCACGTTCCAGTCGCAGACGAAGCTCGAGTTCTCAATGCAAATCCAGCCGGGGAACTCGGAACTGCCAGGGCTGAAGTACGTCAGATTGAAGCTCGGGCGCGTGCCGCCTTGAGCGCAGTCCACGAAGTGCGAGTCGTTGACGAGGTGCTGAGGCTCCGCCTCATAGGGCATATTGTCGGCGTTGTACTGCTGGTAGGGCTCAGGGCGATGAGCCCACTGGGCGCCCTGGCTCCCGACGCGAACGAAGGTGCAGCGATCGAGTCGCGTCCCCGCGCTGTTCGAGACGTAGAGGCCATGCTCCTGCGGGATCTCGAGGAAGTCGCAGTCGCGGAACGCACGCTCGGGCGCGTTGTATTCCCTCGTCCCCCACTTGAGCTGCGAGGCATCAAGGCCGGGAGCCACGCCGATGT